TCTTCCCGGTGAAGTGGTCCTCCCAGTACACGCCCGCCATGGTCCTGGCCGTGGCGTGCTTGTTGTAGGGATCGTAGAACCGTATGCGGTTCCCCTCCCCGCTGTATTTGCCCTGGATCTTCGTCGCCATGTTGCCCTCCTTGGAAAGAGAGCGGCCCCCTGGCAGGGGCCGCCCGGGTAATGGTTATCCGGAAAGGGTCCGGACGCCCGTGCTTAGCTGATGGCCTCGGGCAGCACCGCGCCCTGGTCCCGCAGCTCGGACAGCACGGCGAAGACCGTTGCCACGACGGGCGAATCCACGACCTCGACCGCCTTCAGCCGCACGAAGGGATACCCCGTGGCGATCACGTCCGCCGCGTCCACCTCGATGGCGTAGATCTCGTTCGAGGCCGCGTTCGTGGTGAAGCCCGCGGCCGCCACGGAGGTGAGCGCTCCGAAGGTGTCTTCGGAGGTGCTGCTGACGCAGAGCTTGTACTTGAATGGGATGGCCGTGACCGCGCCGGCCGCCGCGTTGCTCGCCGCCTCGACGGTGAGCGTGCTGGTGCCCGTGGCCCCCACTCCTTTCATGAGGAAGAACGTGATATGGTTCGCGTTCTTCATGTTGTAGACATCGGAGTACACGGTGGCGGCAAGGGCATCCGCGACCGGGTAGATTCCGGCGATGACGTGGTTATTTTCAGTGAAGATCATGATCTCCTCCTCCTGTGTTTTTTTTACGGTGGCCCGGGGCCGCCGCTGTTACCTCGTGGCCAGGCCGACGAACGGCGATGCTTTGAAGCTGGCGTCCGACTTGTACGGCGTGATCGGCGCCTTGGCGATGGGCATGCCGTTGTTGCGCATGGTCCAGCGGAACACGGTCTCGTCCGTCAGGAAGTTCACGTGGATGCTCTGGGCCGCGTTCAGCCCGCCCTTCTCGATGATCCCGTACTTGCTCAGGTCCACGTACAGGATGTCGCCCACGGTCCCGAGGGCCGCGGCCTGCTCGACCTCGATTACGGGCCTGCCGAAGATGGTCCCGTAGGGGGCCGCGGAAAGGCCTCCGGGCGGGAAGTACAGCGGCACGGCCGCGGTGCCCATCACCAGGTTCAGCATCATGATCTGCGGCATGCACTCCGAGTTGATCACCCAGACCGAGTTCGGCTTGCTGCGGGCCGGCATCCGGGAGTACATGTTGATGATGTTTTCCGGCACGATGGTCTTGGCGAGCTGGCCCGTCTCTTTTGCAACGGACACCATGGCCCCCGAGGGAATGATCCCGAGCATCTCGCCCGTGCCCGACCCGTTCAGGATCTCGTCGTCCTTCTTGAACCCCATTTCCTCGGCGAACGCCCGGGAAGCGAGGTTTTCGAGCGCGGTCGTGTCCGCCATCAGCTCGTCCGTGGAGTAGAACACGCCCATGAGCTTCTGGAGCGACATGGACCACATGCTGATCTTCGGCTTCTTCGGCGTGCCTGCCCCGCCCTCGGCCACGCGGTACACCTGCACGCCTCCGAACCGGGACCCCGTGGCGCGCGACGTCTCGTCCACGATCGGCGCGTCGATGCGGTTCCCGCTGATCGGGATGATCCTGCAGCGCGGCGCGAGGATCTCGGTCTCGTGCATCAGGTCCAGGAGCTCGGTCGTGAAGTCGCTCTGGATAAGGAACCCGCCGTCCGAGGTCGCGGACTCCGAGGCCCCTGTCGGCGCGTTGTAGACCTCGAGCAGCCGATGGTCCATCTTGCCGCGGGCTGCGTTCGCCACGGCCATCAGCTGTTCGCCGAAGGCGCGGAAGGGCTTGCCCTCGTGCCGCGGCGTGACGCTGATGTTCAGGGGCTCGTTGCCCTTGCGGGCCTTGAGCGCCCGGGCGAGGATTTCCTTCCGGAGATCGTCCTCGCTCCATTCCATCTCGATGGCGCTCTCGGCAAGCTCCGTCTGCGTGAATTCCTTGCCGATGGCCCGGAGCGCCCTGACCCGGTTCAGTTCGTTCTGCCGCGTCTGCTGCAGCGCGTTCTGCTGTTTTGCCTCGTTCTGGCAGTCCGGGCATTCATCGAGCACCATGTCGGTGCCGGGATGCTTTTTACATTTCATGTGATGTACCTCCTTCGGTTTTTTTGGTTCCTCCGCCTGCGTTAGAAGCGCCTGCGGAACGTGCTTAAATCCTGTCAGGTCCATGCCCTTGATTGCCGCGGCCATCTGCACCGCGCCGATGAGCTCGTCGCAGAAGCCCTTGTCGAGGGCCTCCTCCGCGAGCATCCAGGTCTCCTCCGTCATCATCCGCGCCAGCTCGTCGTCGGACAGTCCCGTCTTCTTCCGGTACGCGCTCAGGATGCTCAGCTTGATCTTGTCCAGGGCGTCCGCCGCCTTGCGCATGTCCTCCGCGTCCCCGGCCACCATGCTCCAGGGGTCGTGGATGAACATCATGGCGTTCTCCGGCATCAGGACCGTGTCCCCTGCCATGGCGATGACGCTGGCTATGGACCCCGCCAGGCCGTCGATGCGCACGACGATCTCCGCCTTGTGCATTTCGAGCTGGTTGTAGATGGCCAGGCCCTCGAACACGGACCCGCCGGGCGAGTTGATGCAGACGGTGATCCGCTTTTTCGCCCCGAGCGCCTTCAACTCCTTCTGGAACTGGTCCGCGCCGATGCCCTCGGAGAAGAACCCCTCCCCGATATCGCCGTAGATCACGATCTCGGCCTCGTCCTCGTCCTGCTGCTTCATGTTGAAGTAACGCCGCCAGGTGTCGTTCGTCCCTCGTGCTTTTGCCACTTGCACCTCCTTCGCTTCCGTGGTGCGGCGTGCGGGTTTGCGTTCCGTCCGCCGCGTGCTGCCGTCAGCTCGCCGGGGTTTCCGGCCCCGGGTACTACCGCCTTCCGGGCGGCTGCTGAAAAAGCCTGATAAAAAAAGCCGAAATCAATAACCCCAAGGGTTAATAATTTGCGTACACGTCCTCCTCGTCCCACGCCGCCCGCATCATCATCATCACCAGGTCGTCGACGGTGTGGTCCCATTCCAAGGACGGCTTGCCTGATGCTTCTGCTGAGCGCGTGCCCCGGCAACTGATGACGTGCGGCCGGCGGTAGGGGATGTATTCGCTGAAGCCCCTCAGCGGGGCTTCTTCCTCTACCGCTTCTATCGTCGGCAGGCCGGACGCCTCTTCCGATGCGGTCCCCGCGCAGATGATCTCGTGCGGCTCGCCTTCCCATGCCAGGGCGGGCCGGCCGGACGCCTCTTCCGATGCGGTCCCCGCGCAAGCCACGACCGCGGAGACCGTCATGGCCCCGGAGGCTTCGGACGTTGCCGACCCGGCGGCGGCTATAACGGCGGAGATGCCGGGAGCGCCCGAGGCTTCTGCGCTCGCCGTGCTGCCGCCGATGATCGACGCGGCCACGATCGGAGCGCCGGAGGCTTCCGCGCTTGCCGTGCTGCCGCCGATGACGGACACGGCCACGACCGGAGCGCCCGAGGCTTCAGCGCTCGCCGTGCTGCCGCCGATGACGGACACGGCCACGACCGGAGCGCCGGAGGCCTCGGCGCTCGCCGTGCTGCCGCCGATGATGTCCCATGCGCCCCCAGAAGCAACATCCACCAGCTCCTGGTCGAACCACCCGGCAGGCGTGAGGAACGGGCTGTACCAGCCCTTTACGTCGAACGCCTTGTCGCCTATGTACTTGATCGCCATGGTTCAGCCTTTTACGGGTTCGCCGGGTTGATGCATTCGACACCCATGGTCTGGATCGTGATGGCCTCTGCCACCCCGGTGGTAAGGCATAGGCTGATAAACTGCTTTGCTGTGGTGCTGTTCCACGTCGCCATTGTGCCGACGTTGATCTCCGGGTTGTTCGCGGACAGCCCTGTTGCCGCGAGCTGGTGCTGCATTACGAGATGCGCCACGCCCGCGCAGGTGGCCCCGAGCGGGCCGCGTATGGTGAACTCCACCTCCCAGTCACCCACGTCCACCGCTGCCGTGACCGCTCCGGTCGAGAGGAACGTGGCGACCGTGGCATCCCCCGTTGTTCCCGCCGTGCCGATCTTGATGAAGAAGTTCCGCACCGCAGTCCCTGCCGCGGTCTTCGATCCCCTGAACTTCCAACGGAACTTTGCCCCGACCTGGAACCCCTGGGGCGGTACCTGGATCAGCGACCCGGTGAGCAGCGTGAGCGTGGCCGCGGCAACTGCCTGGTCAGCGATTGAAGATGAACCGCGCTGGCCGTAGCCGAACCCGCCGTTCGGCTGCCAGTCGAAGAAGGCATTGCCTTCGACCACGGGGACCGGCGCTCCGTTCCCCATCTCGTACAGCGACCAGTAGTTCGGCCCGGGCATCGCGGACATTCTGGCCGCGGTATTGAGCACGGCGGCCACGAACACACCGCCCGCGCCGGCGTCTCCGCCCTTGAACACATGGTTCCTTGCCGCCAGCGTGTCGCTGCTGTTCGAGCCGCAGATGCGCACTCCGGGCTTCCGGATGCGGTTGATCGCCCCGTCGTTTGTGGCGTTCCCGCCGTTGACTACCGGCTGTTGCCACTGGATCGAATCGCTGTTGCGGATCTCTATGGCGGCAGGCCCCCACGTCGTTCCGTGGGAGAGCTGTATCATCTGGATGGTACCGCAGCAGGTGTTCGCGGTCGTGCCGCCGTCCAGGATCATGGCCGCGGCGTTGCCCGGACATGCCTGCACTACGTTCGATCCGTTCACGGTGGCCGGGGCGTTCACCGCCTCGTCCGCGGAGACCACGCAGCCCGTGAGCGTTACCGTGCTGCCGCCTCCGGTATACTTCACCAGGATGGGATATCCCAAGTGGCTCGCAACCCAGCAGTAGCCTGCGGTGGGCAAGGTGTTCGCCGCCACGGTCAGCGACTGCGGAGTCGTGGTCATGGTGACGGCGCTCGTCATCAGGATCGGCGTGGTCATGGCCCCTGCCTGGGGCAGGTCGAGCACGCGCACGCAGAAGTCCCGGATGCCGAAGCGCGTGGTGTCCTTGGCCTCCGAAGGCGTCGAGGATACGTTCGTGATGAGCCCTGCTGCCAGCGGGTCCATGATGAAGAAGTCTTCGAGCATGAAGCCGTGGCAGGACATGAGCCGCAGGCCGAACAGTGCCTCGTTCTGGTCCCCGTTCCGGCAATCGAGCCAGCAGGACCGCATGGCGACGCGCTTGAGCGCCTGCGCCCCTGTCGCGGAAAACTCGAAGAACGCAGAGTAGCCCACGCCGCTGTCCGAATCCGTTCCCCACCAGGCGAGCCGGGTGCCGCCGATGCGCGTATAATCCCCGCTGTCGGTGTTGTGGCCGCCGCCGATGCCCTGGATCTGGCAGGTCTTGTTGAACACCACGCGGGAGGGGAAGCCGTAGGAATTGGTTGCGCTGCGGCCGAAGAATATCGATGCTCCCGGGAACGTGAGGCCGTTGATGGTGTTCACCATCAGGGTGATGGCTGCGGAGTTGTCCGTGCCGAACGACATGCCCTTCGTCGTGACCGTCGTGGTGATGTTCGGGGATACCGTCACCTGCGTGCCGGAATCCACGGCGGAGATCGTGCCGGTGTACTGGGCGCCGGCCGCTCCCGCTCCCGCGAGGGTGATGCGCTTGCCGACGTCGGTGGCAACGAACGCCGCGGTCGCGCTGGTGATCTTCGTCGGCGCGGCGGAATTGCACGCCCCGTCGAACGTCGTCACGAGGTCCCCGACAAATCCAAAATCCCGCTGCGCGTCGTAGAACACCGGGTAGCCGGAGAGTTGCTGCGACACGAGCTGGTTTCCGCGGGAGTCGAAAATCTCCCACCCCTGCCCGTCGATATAGGTCAGTTCCTGCGCCGGGTAAAGCGTAACCTTGAACAATTCCACGATGGTCGACCCGTCGCTGTGCCGCACGGTGACGGCCGAGGATGTGGCCGCGGACTTGTTCCGGACGATGAGCGTCTGCACATTCCGCTGCGTGCTGGCTCCGGGAGAATCGACCACGGTGGTCGTCGCCGCGGTCGCTATGGCGGTGTTCGTCCGTCCGGGCGTTACCGTTCCGGCCGCGTTGTCCAGCCACGAGGCATGCACGTCCACGGACGCCGCGGCGTCGGTGACGATCTGGAGCACGTCTGATGTGCTGGTGAGAAGCAGCATGGTTCCCTTTTACAGCTTGAAGATCTTGTTCGCCCCGTTGTCGAACGTGATGTTCACAGTCTGCCCCGCGCTGGGCGTGAACGGCAGGCCGCTGGTCGGCGAGTCCATGTAGTGGACGAGCCGGGCGGTGGCGTCCGCGCCGGTATGCACGAACAGCACGACCGCCTTGCTTGCCGTTGCCGCAGTTGCCACGAGCGTAGTGTCCGTGGCGTCGAAGACTCCGCTGGTGAAGGTCTTCCCGCCCAGGGTCGCGCTGCGGCCGTTGTCCACGGCGCCGAGGTCGGAAAGGAACTTGTGGGCGTTGTTGAAGGTATACGTGGAAAGCACGAGCATCGCCCGGATGTCCCCGGCGTTCATTGCTATGGTGTCGTCCAGGATGCCTTCGCGTCCGAAATCGTACAGTGAGTTTGCCATCTATTCCTCCGTCACCATGCCCCGGACCGTGCCGTCCGCGTTCAGCATGGTCATCTTCCGTTTCTTGCGCTCCGGCCGCGGGAGCTTGTTCACCACCGTGACCGGCGTGGGCTCCACCCGGTTCTCCACGGACACGGCCGCGGCCGGGACCTCGATCCGGTTCTCCACCTTCACCTCGGGCGTGTTCACGGTCACGGCGGGGGCCGCGGCAGGCGCGACGGTGGTATAGTTCTCCACCTTCATCTCCGGAGTATTGACCACGACCGGGGCGGTCACCGCTGCGGGCTGGACCTCGATCTTGTTCTCCACGTTCACGGCGGCCGGGGCCACCTGGACCGCTGCGGGCGCCGCGGGCTGGACCGTGATCTCGTTTCGCACTTCCGGCGCCGCGACGTTCACCGGCGCGCCGTTCACGGTCAGGGAGAAATTGACGGGTGGTTTCTTCTTCTCGGAATCGTCATCGTCGTCCGGCTCCGGCTTGTTGTCGTTGTTGCCGGCCGGGGGCGCGGGCTTGTTGTCTTCCACCTTGAGCTCCACCCCGTACTTCGCGGCGAGCTCCTGCTCGGTCTTGAGTTCGAGCAGATGCTCTTCGAGGTCGATGCCGTCCTCGGCCAGGGCCTTGGTCCACGAGGTGAGCTTGTTCTTGAGCGCGATCACCTTGGCGTTGTTGTCCGTCTCCGGGTCCACCCAGGGCCAGGTGCGCGGCTGCCACTTGACGTCCAAAAACTTGTCCAGCTTCGAGACCGGCAGCGGCTTCATCATCGGGCCGAGCCTGTTGTTCAGCAGTTGCCAGCGGAGCCAGCGCCGGTATACCGGCTTCTTGACGTTCTCTATCCACCAGGCCTGCAGGATCTTCCAGCAGTCCCGCTCCTCCAGCACGCCGGCCCGGATGCTCGAAAAGTTCACGCCCTCCAAATCGCTCGCAAGCGCGTTGTAGGACACGAGCAGGCCCGAGGCTATGCCCCGCAGCGACGCCTTCATGAACGGGGCGAATTCCCCGTCCGGGTATTTCCAATCAGCGAAGTTGACCTTCCAGCCTTTCGGGAGCTGCTCCATCAGGCCCGGCTCCACTTCGCTGATCGGCCGGCCCTGTTCGTCCGTGGTCGTTGCCGCGGGGTTCGTGCCGGTCGCCGCGCCCGCGTCCGCGAAGTCGTCCAGCTCGTAGAAACCCATCTTGCTCGCTCCGATGCGGGCCGCCATGATCGCGGACTCTTCATAGGCCCCGATGTTCTGCAGCCGCGTCATGGCGCTGTGCATCCAGGGCACGCCGCGCGGCTGGTTGAACCGGTCGCGGATGAATGGGTGCAGGACGTCCCGGGCCTCCAAACGGATATACTGCCTCCGGTTGTACATCCACACGCTGTCCCCGGGATGGTCCGTGAGCAGGTGATACGCCACGGGCCGGAACCACCGGTCGATCTCCACGCCCATGCGGATCTGGTTGCCGTTCGGCAGGCGGGACACGTTCAGCGATTCGTCGAGATGGTCCACTTCATAGAACTGCAGGGCGAACCCCCACTTGTTGTCGAAGCCCTCGATGAACCGGATGAGGAACTCCCCGTCCCGGGCATCGGACTGGATGCCGGTCCGGTCCGCCTCGATCATGGAGAGCATGCCCGTGACCTCGTAATTGCCCTTCTCTCCCCAGTCGTAGTAAGCGTCCTCGATGATGTCGTTCGCCTGATTGTCGAGCCGGCCGTCCGGCCATTTCGCCTTGCACTGGAGCGCTATCCCGTCCGGGCCCACGATGTTGTTGCTCACCATGGACAGGAAGCGGCGCGCGTAGTCGTTCCCGATGGCGAGCTGGCGGGACCGGCTGCGCATGGCCGTCAGGCTGGAGCGCAGCACCGCCGTGGGGCTCGTGATCTGCGTCGGCCAGTCGTAGGTGATCCGCGAAACGTCCGCGGCCGGGTAGCCCGCGGAATTTTTCGCGGCCAGTTGCTGCCGGCGTTCTACCCGGCGTTCGCGCAGGCTCTCGGCCATGCGGATGATGAACTCTTCGTTATATTCCATTTACGCCTTTTGGAACCGGTACCGGATCAGGCGACCCGAACCCTTGCCCTGCGCCATGTTTTCTGCCTCGACCTCGGCCCTGTATTCGTCCAGGAATTTGTCCCGGTATTTCATGAGCTCCGCGGGGTCCCTGCTGATGCTGGACGCGCCGATGTTCTTGGCCACCACGTCCAGGTCCTTGTTTGTGGCGCGGCCCGAGAGGATCGCCTCGATGGCGTCCACCATGGACTTGGCAAAGGATTTCCCGGCCGCGGTCTTTACGGTAAAAAACCCGGAGGTGATGAAATATTTTTCGAGCGACGCGCCCGCGCCCTTTTCTGCGTAGGCATCCCATGAGTATATGCCGAACACGTAGGCCGCGGTAGCGGCGGCGGTTATGCTGATGAGATGGTCGGTGGTGTTATAGGCGGTCGCCGTGAGGGTGTAGGCCGCGGGTCCGTTGAGGTAGTACCGGAGCGTGTAGTCGGTCGCGGGATAATCCGGGAGCGTGCGGGACCAGGTGAGGGTCTCGCCGGCGCGGATGATTTCAGGTTCAATGCTGGGGATTTCCGGAGCCATCGCGGCAAAGATACCGCGACCGGGAGGGAATTAAAAGTACCGGTTCCGTCTCATTCCGACTCTTTCCGACGTTTAATTATCGAAAACGAGCCGCCGACGGAATAGTTGTCGATGAACTGCTTGACCGAGGCCGTGCGGATGTGCATGGGCCGGGTGCCCGGCCCGTTCGGGCAATGCGCCGTCAGGTAGTCCGCCTGCACGTATTCATAGATCTGCGCCCGGTGGCACCGCAGGATTTCCGCCGCCTCGCGCACCGTGATCAGCACCTCGAAGTCCAGCAACTTGTTCTTGTCGTCGAGTTTGAATATGCGCTTTTGCATGGCTATTTTCCCCTTCACGTTCTCCAATTCACCCATCCGCCCCTGCGCCTGCCCGCCGGGTTGATCGGTTTCTGCTGCTGGTTCCTCGGTTCGGGCCGGTCCTCTTCCGGAGTTTCCTGCCGTATAGTTACCGCCGCCTTCTGCCGCTCTTCCCACCGCCGCCGCAGGGCGTCCACATACGGCTTCGGGTCCACGTTCAAGCTCTCATATGCGGCGAGACAGCCTACGCAGAGGTCGAGGCCTTCGTTCCTTGACGATGTGCTGATCTTCTCGTAAACCTTCACACCCTTGATCCACTTATAGCGCTCGGAGAGCATGACCTGTTTGAAATATTCATCATCGTAGTGTCCTCTGCGGAAGTGCATGTAGCCCGGGCCCTCTTCCTCCAGTTCCATATTGGCAAGGACGATTTCTTTGCCTGCGTTCGGTCCAATGGGGAAATAGAGAATCTTGTCCTTGACGGACTTGACGGGCCGCCTCGTGACGAGTGCGGTCTTGATGTCGCTCATCCCCTTGCTCGGCCATATGCCGGACCCGCGCCGGCCTTTACACAACCGCAATACGATATGTTGCGCATACCCCATATCGATAAAAACCCGCTGAACGCGCAGCATGGCCCCGCTCTCATGTTCCCATGTCTGAGACAGGAAGATGAACATATCCTGGACGAATTGAGGCAGGGGGCCGGGCGTGAGCTTCGCCACATCGCCGTAAAATATTTTATGCCCCATGCCGAAGGATTCTCGTCCTTCTCCGTAAAACTTTACCTCCGCTTCCAGGCGGTCCACTTGGAGATCAACGTAGCCCACGCCGATGGCGGCC